CCCCCCCCCCCCCCCCCCCCCCCCCCCCCCCCCCCCCCCCCCCCGCCCCCCACCCCCCCCCCCCCCCCCCCGCCCCCCGTGCCGTCAGTGCCGAAAGAAATGTATTGGCAGGATGCACCAGTTGAAAGTAGCAGCAAAGCAGCTGCATACGCTACAGGCTGGAAAGCCTGCCGCGAAGCCATGCTTCAGTCCGGAAACTTTCGGGATAATAAGAATTCGTCAACCAACAATTTTCGGGAAATCCCGGAAACGTCAACCAGCTCTCAGGGAACTCCGGCTGGCTGGATAAGCTGTAGTGATGCAGTTCCTGCTGAATATTGCGATGTGATTCTGCGCGATGATCTCGGGAATGTATTCCCCGGTTCATGGGATAAGGTTTTTTGCCCCACTCGTGGCGGGAATAAGATGGCTTTTGTGGACAAAGACGGCGTCGAAGTAGAGAGCTCAACCCACTGGATGCCGCTACCAGAATCGCCGAAGGTGGTGAAGTGATGGAAAATGAATTCGAAAATGCTATCGCCACGGTGCAGCCAAAATCAATAGTTGAGTAGACTTACTCTGAGGCTTGACTACGAGGTTACCATTAGGTGTAATTTAGAGTAAGTTGGTAGCCTCAGTTGTCGAAGAGGCATAATGGTGATTGTTAGTTGATGCAATAATTAAGGAATGTTAATGCCTACTAATGCTGAACAACCAGTATCAATTAGTAAACCGAAGACCGTTACACTTCGTGCTTTTGAAATAAAAAACACTGCACTTTCGAAAAGTTCTAGCGAAGCTAAGGCCGATTTGATAGCAAGGCTTAGTCAAGTAAAACAGGCAAAAGATAGATGCATGTTGTTAAATCCAGAAGATCCTAAGCAGGAAAGAGATGTTCTTTCGTATTTTAAAGAATCTCCTGTTACTGATTCAGTATTTTGCACTATGTTAAGGATTACATCTGACAAAGAAATCCAACACATAACAGATTCTCTTTTTGAGAAAGAGGTCTTTTCTCTGGATGATATAGAAACATCTCATTTAGATGTGTCAGCAATATGTAAAGGCCATTACTATTTTTGCATGAGTGATGATTTTTTAGTTACAAATCTCCCATTAAATAAAACGATTGTGCGTTTACAAACGTATCTGAGTTGGTTTACAAATAATGAGCTTTAAGAATTCACCCCACTAGTGTCAGCAAAAGGGAAAACGAAACTTAGTGATTTAAAAGCCATAATCGTTAAAGATCCAGAACCGTTAGTACCGACTGCTATGTGTGATGAGTCTGGTGTTAGAAGTAAAAAGGGAGAAATTACGGTTAGCGAAGGTCATAAATCTATCAAGTTAACACAAAAAGTTCTGGATATTATCAGGAGTTCGATGTCAGACTCTGAACAACTTAATGATATGATGCTGAGTCAAATGATTTCTGCTGAATTGTTAATAAAATTTAAAAAGCCACGCAGAATGACAGATGATGAATATAGTAGAGCTTTAGGGGCTTATTTGAAACCCGTTAGCGATCTTGATAATGTATCATTTAAGCGAAAAGATAACAAAACAGAAGTGAAAGGCAAGGATTTGCTGTTAACAAAGTCTGTAAGTATTGAAACGACACAGTCAGGTAAATTAGTTGAGCATCATTTGCTACAAGAGATGAGCAAGTTTTTGCTAGAGTTAAGCAATGAAAAAAATAGCGGTTAGCGTATTATCAATATTGCTGCTCACATTGTTGGCTAGTTCAGTCTGGGATGTTCGTCCGGACGGTTTTTTTGCGTCGACAGTTTTTACAATTTCTGGAATAATGTTCTCAATTGGATTAGGGCTAATTGTGAATTTTAGCACATCCGGTGTAAGGAACCGTGGATACATTCTGCGTATTAGACGTAATGTAATGAGGGTGAGGAATTCATTTCTATTATATTTTGGTTTGTCGACTTTTTCTTACATAGCAAATCAATATCTTACTGCTTTTGAGTTTTCTTTAACCTTTGGTGATGGTATCAAAACATGTTTTAGCGCATCCATATTCTTTTGCTTGCTTATAATTTATTCCTCTATATATTTTGTTGTTAATTTTATAGAGTTGCAAAAACTCAATAATGATATTTTTGATAAAGTCAATGCGGAAATAACTAACAAATGAAATGGCTTTTGTGTGCATGTTAAATAAAGAATACATGGCATCATTTAATGATGTCATGTGTAACGAGCGAAAAGCCTTTTGAACGGTTTTCATAAGTTATATTGAAAGATAAAATTGCTGCGGGTGCTTGAGGCTATCTGCCTCAGGCATGAACACCAACGGCAGATAGATAAAAGCCCCACCCGACTATAAATCGAAGTGAGGCCCCTATATGCTCGTCACATACAGATTGCCTCTTACGGACCGAAAGGTCAAGGAGAAGCAGGCTATGAAGCAGCAAAAGGCGATGCTAATCGCCCTGATCGTCATCTGTTTAACCGTCATAGTGACGGCACTGGTAACGAGGAAAGACCTCTGCGAGGTACGAATCCGAACCGGCCAGACGGAGGTCGCTGTCTTCACAGCTTACGAACCTGAGGAGTAAGAGACCTGGCGGGGAGAATTCCCTCGCCACCTCTGATGTGTCAGGCTTCCTCAACGCACCCGCACTTAACCCGCTTCGGTGGGTTTTGTTTTTTCTGTGCATTCTGGTTTACAATTCGCACGCCAGCCTGAACAACTGGCACCTGCTGCGCCAGCAGAGACAACCGATGGCGCACGATACCAAATTACACAATTCTGATGATTCTGCCGTCTTTGCCAGCAGGCACGGGCTGCGTTCTCACGCATTCAAATATGACTGGTATCAGCACGATCCCTGTACTGAAGAACAGGCCGAATGGCTGATTCATAACTACCGCAGACGTGGGTATGAGTTTAAGAAAGCCCTCAGTCTCGATTATCGTCACTGGATAATCTACGTCAGGCTCCCTTATTCCGAACGCCCGCCGCGTCCATCCCGCACATTCCAGCAACGGATCTGGAGGTAACGTGCGGGTATTACTTCGACCTGTTCCGGTGCCGGAACTCGGGCTGGTGGTCCTTAAGCCGGGCCGTGAATCTATGCAGGTATTTCATAATCCCCGGGTACTGGTGGAGCCGGAACCGAAAAGCATGCGCGGTCTGCCGTCCGGAGCTGTTCCTGCCGTTCGCCAGGCGCTGGCGGAAGATAAATCATTACTGCCATTTTTCAGCGATGAGCGGGTGATTCGTGCTGCTGGCGGCGCTGGTGCACTGTCTGACTGGCTGTTGCGTCATGTCAAATCCTGCCAGTGGCCTCATGGTGACTATCATCACAGTGAAACCGTCATACATCGTTACGGTACCGGCGCGATGGTGTTGTGCTGGCACTGCGACAACCAGTTGCGTGACCAGACCTCCGAATCACTCGGGCAACTTGCTCATCAAAACCTGTCGGCATGGATGATTGACGTCATACGCCACGCAATGAATGGCACACAAGAGCGGGAATTATCGCTGGCTGAATTGTACTGCTGGGCTGCTGTAAATGATGTAGTGGATGCCATGACCGAAAATATGGCGCGTCGAATCCTGAAGCGTCCGGGTGAAAAAATCCGCTCAATATACCGCGAGAGCGACATCATACCGGGAGAAGCGACAGCCACCAGCATACTGAAGCAGCGCACAAAAAATATTGCGCTACCACCTTACGCCCACCAGCAACATAACCCACCACAGGAAAAGACGGTGGTCAGCATCGCCGTTGATCCGGAGTCTCCTGAATCTTTCATGAAGCGACCTAAACGTCGCCGTTGGGTAAATGAGAAATATACGCGCTGGGTGAAGACTCAGCCGTGTGCGTGTTGTGGTCAACCAGCCGACGATCCCCATCACCTGATTGGTCATGGTCAGGGCGGAATGGGAACAAAGGCCCACGATATTTTTACACTACCGCTGTGCCGGGAGCATCACAACGAACTTCATGCGGATCTGCTGGCGTTCGAAGAAAACCATGGTTCCCAGATTGATTTAATTTTTCGTTTTCTTGATCACGCCTTTGCAACCGGCGTGCTTGGGTAAAAGAGGTTACTGATGCGTATAGAGTTTGTTTTGCCTTACCCGCCGACGGTGAACACCTACTGGCGACGTCATGGCAGCACATATTTTGTATCAAAAGCCGGTGAGCGTTATCGCCGTGATGTGGCGTTCATTGTTCGCCAGCAGCGGTTGAAATTAAACCTCTCCGGAAGGCTGGCGATAAAGATTATTGCAGAGCCACCGGATAAGCGCCGTCGTGACCTGGACAATATCCTGAAAGCACTGCTGGATGCGCTGACACATGCGGGGCTGCTTATAGACGACGACCAGTTTGATGAAATCAATATTGTGCATGGTCTGCCTGTTTGCGGTGGGCGACTGGGTGTGAATATATTCGTAATAAGAGGATGTAATGATGTTGCGTGATATTCAGCTGGTTATGGAGCGGTGGGGAGCATGGGCAGCAAGTAATCATGAAGATGTAACATGGTCCTCGATAGCTGCTGGTTTTAAAGGATTAATCCCGACTAAAGTGAAATCACGTCCTCAGTGTTCTGATGATGACGCCATGATAATTTGTGGCTGTATGGCACGATTAAACAAGAATAATCAGTATTTGCACGATTTGTTGGTGGATTATTACGTAGGTGGAATGACATTTATGGCTCTTGCACGTAAGCATAGATGTTCTGATGGGCTTATTGGTAAAAGACTTTATAAAGCTGAAGGTATTATTGAAGGAATGCTTATGGCTCTGAATGTCCGGTTAGATATGGATATGCGGTAGGGATATATAGTGACGAGGGTTATGTTTTCCGTGTTTATAATTAATATGTTTATTTTTTGATGGTCATGAATTTTATGGAAGGTAAACAAAATGTTGCCAGGTGAATTGAAAATATTGATAATCAATCATCATCATTAAATAAAAGGAGTGTTTATGTGGATTGTGTTAGCACTGTCACTGTCAACTCTCAGTTGGCATAAGGTAGTGGCTTTTTCATTGTTGACGGTGTCTGTTGTCCTGGCTGTGCTTAATGATATTATTGATTGGCCGGTGTTGTTTTTTGTTGCTACAATCGTTTTTTTTATTATTTTGAAGTTCAACTGGAAATATAACGCCTGGGCTAAATCCATATATGAAGCTGGCATAGTTTTATCAGCCATAGCATTATCTTTCCATTTATGGCCAGGGTTTCACAATCCTGTAGTGCTAAAGTCTGTCACTGTCGGACCTCAAAGCACTCCCTATACAATGTATTTTAATTTTGATAAAGCGCTGGTGCCATTTTTGTTAGTCCTGTGTACAGCTTCTTTGTTTAAAAAAGAAGTGAAATCAGAAGTGTCTTTGTGGAAATGGGGGGCTCTGTTGCTCTCTGTTCCTCTTATACTGTTTTTGGCTGTTTTTTTTGGTGGGTTAAAGCCAGAGATTCATTTTCCAGAGTGGTTGCCAGAGTTTATATTGGCTAATTTGTTTTTTGTGTCTCTGGCAGAGGAGTCATTATTTAGAGGGTATATTCAATCACGGCTATCAGAAGTGACGTCTCCATTGGTTGCGTTAATTGTGGCGTCTTTGTTGTTTGGTTTTTATCACTATTCAGGTGGTGCTTTACTTGTATTATTTGCCACGTTATCTGGTGTTGTGTATGGATTGTCATGGATGTGGAGTGGGTGCTTGTGGGTGGCAACCCTTTTCCATTTTGGTCTGAATCTGTGTCACTTGTTATTCTTTACCTATCCATTCTTAAAACATAATTGATTTTTTTCTATGGCTTTAAATTTATAACACTGAAAAATAGCAGTATGTGACATTTGCATGAAAAATATGCACGGCAAAGCATTTACGTACGTAAAAAATCATGTATGCTTTTAAGAGTGGTTATTTCACCGCATAGCCTGAACCCGCCTCTGAGCGGGTTTTTTGTGCCCGCAAAGTAGCGCAGTGCGTTAAATGTGCTGGTAGTTATTAATACTGGTCTTTCTGCTTGCTGGCTTTTTAGACAAGAGTTATTGGTATGTCACGTTAACCAGAAAAGGGAAAAAGACATGCTAAAACAGCAGGATATGACCGAAACCGCCAGAGTGGTGTTTAATGAATTAAGCGTCACCGAACCGGCGACCGTCGGGGAGATTGCGCAGAATACTTACCTTTCACGCGAGCGCTGCCAGTTAATACTGACTCAGCTTGTTATGGCGGGTCTGGCAGATTATCAGTTCGGTTGTTACAGACGCCTTCCGCAGTGAAGGCTTTTTAATTTGTGGTAATGGGCGGCTGGTGGGTGTTAGCGGCACCTGCCAGCCATCTGCTCATGCGTTGGGGTCACAAGCAAACCTCAGGCCCATCTGCTTTGCGCAAAAGCGGTATGAGCCTATCAGAGAAGTGCTTATTGATCTATGGCTAATACTGTAAAAATATCCAGCTGCGAGTTAATCAACGCTGATTTCCTGGAATTTATCCAGACCTTACCGGAAAACTCTGTCGATCTGATAGTCACAGACCCGCCATACTTTAAAGTGAAGCCCGAGGGCTGGGATAACCAGTGGAAGGGCGACGATGATTACCTGAAATGGCTGGATCAGTGTCTGGCGCAGTTCTGGTGGGTATTAAAACCCGCCGGAAGTCTTTACCTGTTCTGTGGTCATCGCCTGGCATCTGATATCGAAATCATGATGCGTGAGCGCTTTAATGTGCTGAACCACATTATCTGGGCGAAGCCGTCCGGGCGCTGGAACGGGTGCAACAAGGAAAGCCTGCGGGCGTATTTCCCGGCAACAGAGCGCATTCTGTTTGCGTCCGGGAGATTTGGTTGCCGACTTTTTCATGGGGTCAGGCTCCATAATAAAAGCAGCGCTGGCACTTGGGGGCATGGCGTTAAGCGTTGAACTTGAGTCTGAACGTTTTGAGCATACTGCGGGTGAAATAGTTACGTTGGCAGATAATTAAATCACTGCACAATAAGCTAATGAATTGATGTTAACTTCCCGTATTATTGGGCTACTTCGAGAGAAAGGTGCATTACATTTCAGATGTATTTCATCTCACATCCGAGGAAGCAATGTCGACTTAGCTCAGCAGGCAGAGCAACTGACTTGTAATCAGTAGGTCACCAGTTCGATTCCGGTAGTCGGCACCATATGCGGGTATCGTATAATGGCTATTACCTCAGCCTTCCAAGCTGATGATGCGGGTTCGATTCCCGCTACCCGCTCCAACATTTGATAGAGGCGTATTGCAGCACTGGCGTATTTTTATTACGTGAGGACAGATTGTTTTTTTAGGAACTCTCAGTTTTCGGGCTATGTTTTGAGGCCAGGTTAGCCTCAGTGCTGATTTTTTACAATACCGGAATGGTGCATTATTGGTTGGGTTACGTAGTGAGCCCTATGGCAGGTACCGGTGATGCACCATTCCGATGTTGTAAACATCACTTAGAGTAAGTTATAGAACAATTTGCTACTAAGTAAAACCTGAAACCTGGGAATACATCTTTACCGCCACACTTGGCGGTTTTTTTTTATTCTGTTTTTTCATGGCTCGCTACGGCGGCCTTTTTCATGTATACCCTGGCGGTTATTATGATGGCTTGTTTATTTGTTCATAAGAGGATTGATACAGTGGTCACTTATGCTGATATCAGGGCAAAACGGGCCGAAATACTGAAAGCTAAGCAGGAATACATTCAGCGGTTGCGGGATACAGCCACAAGGCTGGTCAATGCCTATGAGTCTTCACTGGCGTTGCCGGAACTGCAATGGCGAGACATTGAGGGTGAGTTACATCCTTACGTCTATATTTGCTTCAATGGCTTCAGTGTCCGACCGGAGGATTTGCAGGTAGACCTTAGGGACGGAGTTGCGTTTAAATTATACACAGTTGTTGATGACAATCCCCGCCAGTCTGCAAGTATGGAAGTTGGTGTAAAGATTGTGCTGCTTGATGGCGATAACCTGACGATTTCAGTTAATGGTTATGGGGACAGAACATTTTCGCACGTAGATACCGATGCAAAAATTAACGAGGTATGCGAGTTCATCAAAGACAGTATTTTAATGTCGATGAATGATGTGAATTTGGCAAAGCATCTCTGCCGAAGATAGAAGGCAGGAGTCGTAAAAAGGAATCGTTCGAAAATCTCAGAATCACCAGGCTGCGCATTTGCGTGGCCTTTTTTGTATCCGCGCCACGCCCGGCGCATATCAAAAACCACAGAGCCTTTCAGGGGTGAGCTTACGGGATGGTCAGTGTGACTTTCTCTGTGGGCTGGTCACCCCCGGGCGCAGGCTCACCCACTAAAAGGAAAAGTCACGATGTTTGGTATTTTCAAAAAGAAAACACGCAAGGCCATTACCGAAGTGAAGAAGATGGAGAACCGCGACGCAGTGGAGGCGACCGTCTGGGGTGCGTATTCCATTGCATACGCTGACGACACCTGTGACTCGAAAGAAATCGCGGTACTGGAGAAAACCATTGCAGCACTTCCTGCCTTTGCGCCGTTCTCCGGTGAGATTGCACAAATGAGTGCAAATATCCGCGCCCGTTATGAAGCGTCGCCGCGCTCTGCCAATGCTGAAGCCCTTCGCCAGCTGGCTGATGTCGCCGGTACTGATGACGCAGTGAATGTGCTGTGCCTGTGTCTGGATATTGCAGACCAGGATGGCATTGGGCCGGAGGAAGAAGTACAGCTCAAGAAAATTGCTCAGGCGCTTCAGTTACCGCTGGAGCAGTACCTGTGAAAAGTGCGCGCCTTGTACTGGCTGCCATCCTGCTGTTTCTGGTAGTGGTGGTGGATTTTACCGGACGGCTGATGTCGGTACTGGCAGATGGTGTGCTGGTGGTGATGGTGTTGGTCGTGCTCCGGCCTTTACTGCGCAAATCTGAATAACACCACGCAAAAGGCATCTGCGGGTGCCTTTGATTGGGTGTTGTTTTTACGGGCCGCTGGTGGCCTTTTTTGTTTCCATTATACAACGCCCGCATCTGCGAGGTGGGGGTTATGAAATCCATGGACAAAATTTCAACGGGCATTGCCTATGGCACCTCCGCAGGCAGTGCTGGCTACTGGTTTTTACAGTGGCTTGATCAGGTCAGTCCGTCACAGTGGGCTGCGATTGGTGTATTAGGGAGTCTGGTTCTGGGCTTCCTGACTTATCTGACAAATCTGTACTTCAAAATAAGAGAAGACAGAAGAAAGGCTGCGAGAGGTGAATAATGCCTCCATCATTACGAAAAGCCGTTGCTGCTGCTATTGGTGGCGGGGCTATTGCTATAGCATCTGTGTTAATCACTGGTCCAGGTGGTAACGATGGTCTGGAAGGTGTCAGTTACATACCATACAAAGATATTGTTGGTGTATGGACTGTATGCCACGGACACACCGGAAAAGACATCATGCTCGGTAAAACGTATACCGAAGCAGAATGCAAAGCCCTCCTGAATAAAGACCTTTCCACGGTCGCCAGACAAATTACCCCGTACATCAAAGTCGATATACCAGAAACAACGCGCGGCGCTCTTTACTCATTCGTCTATAACGTGGGTGCTGGAAATTTCAGAACATCGACTCTTCTTCGCAAAATAAACCAGGGTGATATCAAAGGCGCATGTGATCAGCTACGGCGCTGGACATACGCTGGCGGTAAGCAATGGAAAGGGCTGATGACCCGTCGTGATATTGAGCGTGAAGTCTGTTTGTGGGGGCAGCAATGAGCAGAGTAACCGCGATTATCTCCGCTCTGATTATCTGCATCGTCGTCTGTCTGTCGTGGGCGGTCAATCATTACCGTGATAACGCCATCGCCTACAAAGAACAGCGTGATAAAAAAGTCAGTGAGCTGAAGCAGGCGACTGCCACCATCGCTGACATGCAGCAGCGTCAGCGTGATGTTGCTGCGCTCGATGCAAAGTACTCGAGAGAATTAGCCAATGCGCAAGCTGAAAATGAAACTCTGCGTGCTGATGTTACCGCTGGTCGTAAGCGCCTGCGGATCAACGCCACCTGTCCAGGCTCCGTGCGTGAAGCCACCGCCACCGCCCGCGTGGGCAATGATGCCAGCGTCGAACTCTCTCCAGTTGCTGGACGAAACGTTCTCGGTATCAGAGACGGAATCATCAGCGACCAGGCAGCATTGAGAACGCTTCAGGAATATATCCGTACTCAGTGCCTGAAATAGTTTTTTCAATGCGTTGTATCGTCGCCGTATTTCCGCATTAACAGAGACCGCAGCCCTATGGGGAGACTCCTCTGCGCGAGTGTGCGGGGATAATCAAAAACGATACACACCGGGGTTTACTGCGTTAACGGAGCGCGGCGTTGTCCCCTCATAGTCGCCTGGCCGGTGCGATGGTGGAAGAAACCGGAACACATTACAAAATGATAACAATTATCATTTTTCGGGTCCTCCTGGCGGGGTGGGCCTGTACACGGGGCGGGTCGGCGCGGAAAAAAGCGCATTTTTGTGATTTTATCGTCATCATCATCATGTATGTAAACTGTTGTTTTTAATGTAATTGATACAAAAAAGATGATGGTTGTGGCCAATTTTTGTTCGACATCTTTGTGTGGCGGCATTTCTTTACAAAAAAAACAGAATCACTTCTGTTCAGAGGGGTATGTGGAGGAGGCGTAGATGGACGGCGAGCTGAAAAATATGAAGTTAAATATTAATCAACTGGCAGCCCTTTCAGGCCTGCACCGGCAGACCGTTACCGCAAGAATGGCGGATGTTCCTCTTGCTCCGGGCAGTAATGAGAAGAAAAAACTTTATCTCCTGACGGACCTGATTACTGCGCTGCTGGCAAAAACACCATCTACCGAAGATGAGGAGATGAATCCACACGATCGCAAGGCATGGTATCAGTCCGAGCGCGAGCGTCTTAAATTTCAGCATGAAACTGTTCAGCTTGTCCCTGTCAGTGATGTCAGGCGGTCGTTTTCCGTCGTGGTGAAAGCCATTGTGCAGATACTGGAAACCTGGCCTGACAGGCTGGAGAGGGACAGGGGGTGGACTGCATCACAACTGAACGAAGTGCAGATCGTTGTTGATGAGATCCGTGACACGCTGGAAAAGGCAGTGATTGCCTGCTGTGATGAGGCTGATATGTGAATCCGGTTAACGAGTGCCATAGCCGCGCATCCGATATCTGGCGCGAAGTGGCCTCGCTGTTTCGCCCGCCTGGCCGGTTACCAGTAGCGGAAGCCATCAGGCGTTATATGCGGGTACCACGGGGAGCCAACACTTCAGGTCCGTGGGAGTCATCGCTGACGCCCTATATGATTGACCCCATTAATACATTATCAGCCCGTGAATATGACGCGGTGGTGTTTGTCGGACCGGCGCGAACCGGGAAAACCGAAGGGCTGATTGATGGCTGGATTGTGTACGGCATCATCTGTGATCCGGCGGATATGCTGGTGGTGCAGATGACTGAGACGAAGGCGCGTGAGCATTCCAGAACGCGTCTTTCCAGGACGTTTCGCCACAGTCCGGAGGTCAGTAAGCGCCTCAGTCCTTCCCGTAATGACAACAACGTCCACGACAAAATGTTTCTTGACGGCTCATTCCTGAAAATTGGCTGGCCGTCGATCACCGTATTTTCCTCCTCGGATTACCGTCGTGTGGCGCTGACGGATTATGACCGTTTTCCTGAGAACGTCGACGGTGAAGGGGATGCCTTCACGCTGGCATCAAAGCGTACCACCACCTTTATGTCCTCGGGGATGACCCTGGTCGAAAGTTCGCCCGGGCGGGATATCACCGATACCAAATGGCGTTGTGGTGGCGCACATGAGGCACCGCCAACAACGGGGATCCTGTCACTGTATAACCGGGGAGACCGCCGCCGGTGGTACTGGCCGTGTCCGCACTGCGGGGAATATTTTCAGCCGGTGATGGATAACATGACCGGTTACCGGAATAACCCTGATTTTGTGGCTGCCGGGCAGGCGGCCCGCCTGATGTGTCCGCACTGCCGCGGCCTGATTGCTCCGGAACAGAAGCGTGAACTGAATAACCAGGGGATCTGGCTGCGGGAAGGCGAACGGGCAGCGGCGGATGGCAGTATTACCGGAACCCCTCGAAATTCCAGAATAGCAAGTTTCTGGATGGAGGGGCCGGCAGCGGCGTTTCAGACCTGGGAACAACTGATTTTTAAGCTGCTGGCGGCAGAAGAAGAGTATGAGCGAACCGGCAGTGAAGAGACCCTGAAAGCGGTGGTAAACACCGATATCGGACGACCCTATCTGCCCCGTTCAGCCACGGAACAGCGTAAAAGTGAACTGCTTGAACAGCGTGCCGAGCCGTTTCCCCGGCGATCTGTGCCGGATGGTGTGCGTTTTATTGAGGCAACGGTTGACGTACAGGGCGGTAAAAATCGCCGTTTTGTTGTGCAGATCACCGGATACGGAGAACAGGGGGAACGCTGGATTGTTGATCGCTACAACATCCGGCATTCACTGCGCTGCAGTCCCAATGGTGAAAGTCTGCCGGTTGATCCGGCGGCATATCCGGAGGACTGGGATTTGTTGCTGACGGATGTGCTCCATAAAACATGGCCGCTGGCTTCTGATCCGGATGTGCGCATGCGTCTGATGGCCATGGCGGTGGATACGGGAGGGGAAGCCGGGGTGACAGATAATGCCTATCGTTTCTGGCGTCGTTGCCGGAGTGACGGACTGGGCAACAGGGTGTTTCTGTTCAAGGGGGATGGTCTTCGCCGTGACAGGCTGATTAACCGTACCTTCCCGGATAATACCGGCAGAAGTGCCCGCCGTGCCAGAGCCAGTGGCGATGTCGCGCTGTGGCTGGTTCAGACGGATGCGTTTAAGGACCGTGTAAATAATGCCCTGTGGCGTGACACACCAGGGCCGAACTATATCCACTTTCCCGACTGGCTGGGGCGGTGGTTTTACGATGAGCTGACCTATGAAGAGCGCGGCAGTGACGGAAAATGGCGAAAACCGGGCAGGGGCGCTAACGAGGCGTTTGACCTGCTGGTGTATGCGGATGCGCTTGCCGTTCTGCATGGTTACGAAAAGATCCGCTGGCCCTCCGCACCGGACTGGGCACAGCGGGAAACGTGGCTCGTTTTTCCGCAGGAGCGTTCTGGTGAAACGGCATCCCCGGAACTGACGGCCGGGGCAGAAAAACGCCGTCGTCGGAAGAAAAAACTGCGGACGGAGCGTGCGGAAGATAATCCATGGATAACATCAGGAGGCTGGTTGTGAGCACAGAAGAAGCCAGAGAAATGATACAGCGGTACCGTGAAGCGGAAATGGCCGTACTGGAGGGGAAGTCTGTCACCTTCAACGGACAGCAACTGACGCTGGAAAGCCTTTCTCAGATCCGCGCCGGACGTCAGGAGTGGGAACGCAGGCTTGCCGCGATGGTGAGCCGCAGGCGGGGAAAACCGGGATTTAAACTGGCGAGGTTTTAATGGCAATTATTGATGATGTGATAGGCGTGTTCTCTCCAGGCTGGAAAGCGACCAGACTGCGTTCAAGGGCGTTAATCATGGCCTATGAGGCGGTGAAACCGACCCGGACACATAAAGCCCGGCGTGAAAATCGATCTGCTGATCAACTCAGTAAATATGGCGCGGTTTCCCTGCGGGAGCAGGCCCGTTTTCTGGATATCAATCATGACCTGGTGATTGGTGTGTTTGACAAGCTTGAAGAGCGGGTGATTGGTGCCAGAGGAATTACTGTGGATCCTCAGCCATTACGAAAAAACGGGGAAATGGCGGCAGAGCTGGCTGCGGATATCCGCCGGTTGTGGGCTGAATGGTCCGTGAGTCCCGATGTGACAGGGCAGTATACCCGTCCCGTGCTTGAGCGTTTACTGCTGCGGACCTGGCTGCGGGATGGTGAAGTGTTTGCGCAGATGGTCAGTGGTGCGGGAAACGGTCTGGAACGGACGGCGGGAGTGCCATTCTGGCTTGAAGCGATGGAGCCGGATTTTGTTCCTATGCGCAGTGATGAATCCGCCGGGCTGAATCAGGGGGTTTTTCTTGATGAGTGGGGCAGACCGAAAAAATATCTGGTTTATAAAAATTATCCGGTCAGTGGTCGGCAGAGTGATACGAAAGAAATCGCCGCCGGAAAAATGATCCACCTGAAGTTCACTCGTCGTCTGCATCAGACGCGAGGCTCATCCATGTTATCGGGGGTGCTGATGCGGATCAGTGCCCTTAAGGAGTATGAGGATGCGGAACTGACAGTGGCGCGTATTGCTGCGGCGCTGGGACTGTATATCCGTAAAGGTGACGGACAGGACTATGAAGATCCGGGGAGCAAAGAAACCGAGCGGGAAGTCCATATCACCCCGGGAATTATTTATGACGATTTGCGCAAGGGCGAGGATATCGGCATGGTCAAATCCGATCGTCCCAATCCCAACCTTGAAACTTTCCGCAACGGCCAGTTGCGTGCAGTGGCAGCTGGCAGTCGTCTGAGCTTTTCCAGTGCGGCGCGTAACTATAACGGCACCTACAGCGCCCAGCGGCAGGAGCTGGTCGAGTCCACGGATGGTTACCTGATCCTGCAGGACTGTTTTATTGGTGCGGTAACCCGCCCGGTGTACCGGACATGGCTGAATATGGTGGTTGCGGCAGGTCTGCTGAAAATTCCGGCGGATGTGGAGATGAAGACGCTATATAACGCGACGTATTCCGGTCCGGTGATGCCGTGGATTGACCCGGTTAAGGAGGCTGAAGCCTGGCGGATACAGATCCGGGGTGGTGCCGCGACGGAATCCGACTGGATCCGCGCAGGCGGGCGCAACCCGGATGAGGTCAAACGTCGCCGTAAGGCGGAAACTGAGGAAAACCGCAGGCTGGGGCTGGTCTTTGATACTGACCCCGCCAACGACAAAGGAGGCAACAGTGCCGGAACTGAACAACAGCGTCAGCAGGCCACCGACAGCCAGCATGAAGAATAAATCCTGGTTCAGGATGCAGGCGGGTGGTCAGGGTGAGGCGGATATTTATATTTATGACGAGATTGGTTTCTGGGGCGTCACCGCGAAGCAGTTTGTCAGCGATATGAATGCCCTGGGTGATATCACCCACATTAATCTCCACATCAACTCACCGGGTGGCGATGTCTTTGAAGGCATCGCCATTTTTAATGCCCTGAAAAATCACGGTGCGGCCATTACCGTGTATGTGGATGGCGTTGCCGCCTCGATGGCATCCCTGATTGCGATGGCCGGTGACACGGTCATTATGCCGGAAAATGCCTTCATGATGATCCATAAACCCTGGGGGATCAGCGGTGGTGATGCGGAGAAAATGCGCACTTATGCCGAACGTCTGGACAAACTTGAGTCGGTTATGGTGCCGGTATATGCGCAGAAAACCGGAAAAACTACCGATGAAATTGCCGCCATGCTGGCGGATGAGACCTGGATGTCCGGTGCCGAGTGTCTGGCACACGGATTTGCTGACCAGGTGACGCCAGCCGTTAAGGCAATGGCATGTATTCAGTCAACACGTACAGAGGAATTTAAAAAGATGCCGGAATCCATCCGAAATATGATCACGCAGCCACACAACAGTGCCCCGCGTGATACCACAGTGACAATCCCTGCACCGGCGGTAACAGAACCATCACCGGTACCGGCAGTGTCTGATGAGGCGACCATTCGCGCCCGCGTTATGGCTGAGCAGAAAGCCCGCATGTCAGGCATTAACGATCTGTTTGCCATGTTTGGCGGGCGCTATCAGGCGCTTCAGGCGCAGTGTGTGGCCGATCCTGACTGTTCGCTGGAAATGGCCCGCGAGCGCCTTCTGAATGAAATGGGCAAGGAGTCCTCGCCGACCAACAAAAACACACCGGCCCATATTTATGCCGGAAACGGCAATTTTGTGGGAGACGGGATCCGCCAGGCGATGCTGGCCCGTGCCGGATATGAAAATGTCGAGAAGGATAATGTCTATAACGGGATGACCCTGCGTGAATGGGCTCGCATGTCACTGACCGAGCGTGGTATTGGGGTGGCCAGTTATAACCCCATGCAGATGGTCGGGCTGGCGCTGACGCACAGCACCTCTGATTTTGGCAATATTCTGCTGGATGTGTCGAACAAGGGGCTGATCCAGGGCTGGGAGGAATCAGAAGAAACCTTCCAGAAGTGGACCCGTAAGGGACGCCTGTCAGACTTCAAAACAGCGTATCGCGTGGGGATGGGCGGTTTTGGTTCTCTGCGTCAGGTTCGTGAAGGGGCGGAGTATAAATACATCACCACCTCAGATCGCAAGGAGACCATTGCTCTGGCCACTTACGGGGAGATTTTCTCCATCACCCGCCAGGCCATTATCAATGATGACCTGAATATGCTGGTTGACGTGCCGATGAAGATGGGGCGTGCGGCGAAGGCAACGATTGGTGACCTGGTTTACAAGGTGCTGACGGATAACCCGAAACTGTCAGACGGTAAGGCGCTGTTCCATGCCGATCACAAAAATATTGCCACCGGCGGGATCTCCGTTTCCGGGCTGGATGCGGCCCGTCAGATGATGCGCCTGCAGAAAGAAGGCGATCGCGCCCTGAATATCCGTCCGGCCTTTATGCTGGTGCCGGTGTCACTGGAGACGGTGGCGAACCAGACCATCAAATCGGCCAGTGTGAAAGGGGCGGATGCAAACGCCGGTGTCATTAACCCGATCCAGAACTTTGCCGAAGTAATTGCGGAAGCGCGTCTTGATGCGGCAGATCCGAAAACCTGGTACCTGGCTGCGGCACAGGGCACCGACACCATTGAAGTGGCCTGGCTCGATGGTGTGGACACCCCCTACATTGACCAGCAGGAAGGTTTCACCACTGACGGTATCGCCACAAAAATCCGTATTGATGCCGGTGTGGCACCACTTGACTGGCGCGGGCTGGTGCGTTCGTCGGTGGCCTGATAACCGCGTTATCACAATCACTGCCCGAAAGGGCTTTTTTTATGCCTGAAAACAGCCCCCCGGGGGCTGTCCGGAGAGACAGCATTATGGCTAAAAATTTTGTACAGGACGGCACCACCATTGAGCTGGTGAATGCCGGGGATCAGACCATTCTGAGCGGTGCCGCTGTGGTGGTTGGCAGCATGGTGGCAGTGACCATTACCGATATTCCTGCCGGGAAGACTGGTGACGGGTTCGCCGAAGGCGTGTTCCTGCTGCCCAAACAGTCTGCCGACGATATTCAGGCCGGTGTGGCGGTTTATCTGAAGGACGGGACTGTGCAGCCTGCCGCAGACGGTGCAGTGGCGGCGGGAATGGCATGGGAGCATGCGCCGTCAGGCACCACCACGGTGGCGGTTAAAATCAATGCCTGATCTGTTTGCGCGAATGTGCAGCCGGATGGACCTGGCGACCGTACGCATGATGGGGAAAACGGCGGAGATTAACGGCGTAGTGTATGACGTGATACCGGAGTATGAGTCTGCGGATATGGGGGCGCTTTCCGGCAGTCAGTTGTCACTGGTGGTGTTTTCAGCGCAGTACCGGCCGGCCCGCGATGATGTGGTTGTGTTTGACGGTCGCTCACTGGTGGTGACCCGTTATGACACGTACAACGGTAATCCCCGGATTTTTGTCGAACAGGAATAAGTATGGCGATAAAAGGTCTGGCGCAGGCCATGAAAAATCTGGATGCGATTAACCGCCGTGCCGTTCCCCGGGCTGCCGCCACGACGCTTAACCGTGTGGCGGAGTCCATCATCGCGAAAACGGCCTCTTCGGTTGCCCGGGAGCTGGCGGTCCCACACCGTCTCATCCGTGAGCGTATCCGCCTGCAACGGGCCAGCGCAGACAGGGTTTATGCGAAGGTCATCATCAACACCGGTAATCTGCCCGCCATAAAACTGGGGACGGCCAGCGTGCGGCTTTCCCGCAGAAAGCGGCGAAAGAAAGGTGAGCGTTCGGTCACGAAAGGCGGTAGCAGTGTGCTGATTGTCGGGAAACGACGGATCCCGAATGCTTTTATTACCCGGCTGGAAAATGGCCGGTGGCATGTGATGCAGCGTATGCCGTGGGCATCATCGTCCACCGGTGCGGACAGCAAAGGGAGGACGAAACGCCACCGTCTGCCGATCGAAGTGGTGAAGATTCCGACTGCCGGACCGCTGGCAGAAACCTTTGAACGTGAACGGGACCGGATGTACCGGGAAAAATTACCGGTGCAGATGATGAAAGCCATGACGCATCAGTTACGCCTGGTGCTGAAAAGAAAATGACAGGGAGGGTGTATGAAACACCGTGAAATACGGGCGGCAGTTCTGTCTGCCCTGAAAGAAAATATTTCTGAGCGGGTGAGCTGGTTTGACGGCCGCCCGGTTTTTATTGATGAACAGGAACTACCTGCTGTTGCTGTTTACCTGACTGATGCGTCTGCTGCTGACGAGTTCGTTGATGAGGGGACCTGGGAGGCGACACTGCATATTGAAGTTTTTCTCAGGGCAAAAGAACCGGACTCGGCACTGGATATGTGGATGGAAGAGAAAATCCTTCCTGCGCTGGAGGCGGTTCCCGGCCTCAGTGCGTTACTGCTGAAGATGAATCTTCAGGGGTATGACTACCGCCGGGATGATGAGTTTATGATGTGGGGATCGGCAGATCTCCTGTGGAAAATTACCTACGAGATGTGAGGACGATATGGCAATACCAAATCCTCTTGAGCCGGTGAAAGGTTCCGGCACCACACTATGGGTGTACACCGGCACTGGTGATGCTTATGCAAACCCGCTGTCAGACGATGAGTGGACGCGCCTGGCAAAAATAAAGGATCTGACACCCGGCGAGATGACGGCAGAATCCTACGATGATAACTATCTGGATGATGATGATGCGGACTGGGTATCCACCGGGCAGGGGCAGAAATCAGCAGGGGATACCAGTTTTACGCTGGCCTGGAAGCCCGGCGAGAAAGGGCAGCGCGATTTGATCGCCTGGTTTGACAGCAGTGAGAGCCGAGCCTACAAAATCCGTTTCCCGAACGGCACGGTGGATGTGTTCCGTGGCTGGGTGAGCGCCATTGGTAAAGCGGTGACCGCCAAAGAGGTGATCACCCGTACCGTGAAGATCACCAATATCGGCCGTCCGTCGCTGGCGGAAGATCAGGGGGACATCACGCCGGTCACCGGTATTACCGTGACGCCATCAACGGGCAATGTGGCAAAAGGTCAGAATATCACCCTGACTGTGGCCGTTCAGCCGGAAGGGGCGACGGATAAAACCTTCCGCGCCACGTCAGCGAATCAGAATTTCGCCACCATTACCGTGAAAGGGAACACGATCACGGTGAAAGGTGTTGCGGCCGGTAAAGCGCAGATCCCTGTGGTGACCGGAAATGGTCAGTTTGCGGCAGTGGCAGAAATTACCGTCACGGATGGTGTTGCGGGTTAAGCTGAGGGAGTGATAAAAGCATGTTTCTGAAAACAGAACAATTTGAATATAACGGCGTGTCCGTCACCCTTTCCGAACTGTCTGCGCTGCAGCGTATTGAGCATCTTGCCCTCCTGAAACGGCGGGCAGAAGAGGCTGAAGCCAGCGGCAACCTGCAGGTGAGCGTGGAAGACATTGTCAGAACCGGGGCGTTTCTGGTGGCGATGTCCCTG